GTCACTCGGTGAGCGCGGCCACCGCCGCAGCTGCTTGAGCTCGATCCATCCCTCGATATAGTTGACATCAGCCGTCCCCGGACGCGCTGGGTTCTCCACTGCCATCGCGTCCAGATGGCGCAGCAACTGAAGCACCCGTCCCCGCATGTGGCTCTCGCTCATACGCGCTCACCTCCACCCCGGCCTCGTGGAACATGGCGTAGGCCAATTCCAGAGAGCCCGCCCACCGCTCCTCGAAGTCACTGCCTCGGTCGATGCGGAACACCACCCGGCCCAGCCCCGCCTGGATCAGATGCGCGCAGCATCGGTCGCAGGGCGGGTGAGTCACGTAGATGGTAAATCCATGGAGCGGCTCCATGGCACTGAGCACCGCGTTCATCTCGGCGTGGATCACGCGGGCCAGCTTCCTGGGCCGGTCGGCGTAGATCGATGGGTCGTCGCTCATGCCGCGTGGAAAGCCGTTGAAGCCCAGGGAGGCGATGGACTTGTTGGGGCGGACGATCACCGCGCCACACTTGGTTGAGGGATCCTTGCTCCAGCGGGCGACCGTCTCGGCCATATCCAGGAAGCGGGCGTCCCACTTGGCTAAATTGTTGATCTGCGAGCCAGACGTGTCGCGAGCCGGAGAATTTTTTGGATCCATGGGAAATCCTCTAAACGGGCCAGTTTCGAACCCCTCTTTGGACCCATGGTCCCGATCGTTGGTGAACTCAGTGGTCTCGCTGAGTTTGCACTCCCGCTCATACCACTCGTTGGCGTCCATCATGCCATCTCCCCACACCCGCGCCCGGTATGGCTGCTGTCGACGATGCCCCTGGCGGGGTCGAAGTCAGTGAATAGCTTCCAATGCACCCAGCCCTTGGGGCAGTGGAAGCCCCAGTCCCGAACCTTGGGGCCAGTGACAAACAGAGAGATGGCGCGCACGCCAGGAATGAGCTCCAGCCGGTGGGCGGTCTCAGCGGTGCGGTGTACAATGTCCCCGGCTCGCCGCTCGAAGGTGCCCTCCGGAGTGTGCTCCATGTAGCCGCCCACCAGCAGGTAGGAGGTATTCTCCCAGGGGTGGTCGTGCATGGCGCGGTCGTCGTCGCTCTTGCGGATGTCGTGGAGGTAGACGTTCAGCTGATCATTCCGGGGTATTACCCACCAGCGGCGGAGATAGTCCTCACCAATGACGAAGTCCGGGACGCGGGCGGCCATGTAGTCCTCCGCCCACTTCGCCATCTGCTCCGGTGTCGCCGTGAATATGCCGCCGCTCATGCTACCTCCTCCGCCTCGCCCCAGGATGGACCGATCTCAGTGTCGACCCGGAAGGGAACCTCGGCCAGGCGGACGGTCCGCATTACCTCGGCGATTGCCTTTCCTTCCTCAACCGAGGCGACGGAGCAATCGATTTCGTCGTGCACCTGCAATTGTATGAAGTATCCCTGCCGGTCCAGCTCAACCAGGGCCTCCTTGGTCTGGTCGGCGGAGCTGCCCTGGATGACTCGGTTGAGCGCCTTGTGGGCCCAGTCGTAGGAGCCATCGTGGCGCTGCGGAAAGTGCAGGCGTCGACCGGACACGGTCTTGACATACCCTCGGTTCTTGGCCTGCTTCTCGGCCTCCTTGGCCAGCTGCTTGATGAACGGAGCGCGCGCATCGAACGTATCCAGGATCTCCTGGCCACGCTCGCCCGCTGTCTCAAAGGCGTAGCCGGTGCCCTGCTCCATGCGGGCCTTCATGCACTCTACCTGCGTCTCGAAGTAGTCGATCTCGCGCCGTCCTCCGCTCCAGCGCCCGGCCAGCGCCCATCGGGTGGGCAGCCCCAGGTCGCGGCAGAGCTTGGCTCCGCCCTCCCCGTAGCACACGCCGAGGTAGACGCACTTGGCATACTTCCTGGGCAGACCGGTCAGGTCGGACATGAACTGGTGGTTGTCCAGCGTGGGGTCATCGTGGTAGGCCCGCGCCGCCTCCTGCGCCTTGGGCAGACCCATCACGGCGGCGAAGTGGGTTGTCCACCTTGGCTCCTGCTGAGAGTAGTCGTTGGTGCACCACAGCTGCCCCTCCTCCGGCTCATAGATAGCGCGCCACTGCGCCGCGAACTCGTCTCGGCTGGGCTGCTGCTGAAGGTTGGGGTCGGTGCAGGAGAGCCGCCCGTAGCGAGCGCCCTTCTGATCGCCCTTGTCATCCTCGCGCGCGATCTGGTTGTAGGTGCAGTGGATGCGCCCATTGACCTGGTAGCGGCGAACCGAGGCGGCGAAGGTGGTCCGCAGCTTGTTGACCTTGCGAGCCCAGCCCAGGGCATTGGCGACTGGGTGGTCAACCCCGCTGAGCACGTCCTTGTCGATCTGGGGCTGGCCCTGGGAGGTAGTCTCCAGTCTGATGCCGATGTGCTCCAGCGCCGGGGCGATGGCCCCGGCCTTCCACACGTCGCCCAGCTGGATCTGCACGCCGGTCTGGTGCCTCACCAGGGCCAGCGCCTCCGCCTCCTGGGCCAGCGACCACTCCTCGATGCCGCGCAGCCGCTCCATGTTGACCCGAACGCCCCGCCGCCGCATGCGGACCAGCACCGGCTGCACCGCGCACTCCAGGTTCCAGACCTGCCATAGGTCATCGTCGTCCAACAATCTCTCTTGCCTTCGCAAGATCAAGAGAGGTTGTGCCACATCCGCCTCAGCGTAGGCCCCTGCGTAGCGCCCCGGCAGCCGCCACATGCCGCCCTTGGGGTCGACCCCGAAGGCCCGCGCCGCCTCCCGCAGCTTCTCCTCGTCCTTGCCTGGCAGGCCGTGGCGCTCGGCGATGGCCTGCAGCGAGTAGCTGTTGTGCAGCTCGTAGATGAGAGGATCGGCCACCTGAATGTCGCGCAGCGTGGCCTCCTTGAAGTCCACGCCCTCGTTCAGGAGATAGTCGACATCATAGTCGAGCTTCGCACCGACGATGTCGCCCTTGAAGGTCTTCGCCTGGGCGCGGAGATATTCAAGAACGCCCCGCTCATCCAGGTTGTCCCCGCCCTCGTGCCGTATGGGGAGATAGTGCCTGGGCCCATCCTCGATCGCGAAGGAGACACCAATGATGTGCCCGCCGCGCCGCGCCCCGATGCCCAGCTCCTTGAGGTGCAGGTCCTTGGTCTCAGTATCAACTGCCACCCGCTTGGCATCGGCCCAGGAGGGGAGGTCGACCAGGGCCGGTGGATGCCAGTCACACTCCGGCTCGAACAGAGGAAACTGCAGATGTCGGGACGCGGCCTTGGCCATTACAGCAGCAGGTCAGACACGTCCTTGTGCGCCGCCTCCAGGTGAGCCAGGCAATCCCAGCGGCAGAGCAGGTTGATGGCCCCGCGCTCGTGCACGCCCATGCCCTCAGTGAACTCAGTCACCACCCGCGCTGGGACGACGCCGCGCGGCACCCGGCCATGCTCGCTGTGAAGCTCGATGAGCTTCTCAATGTAGTGGAGAGACTTCTCCAGGTCCTGGCGACCGCCCTTCTCCCTGTGGCGGGCGATGTATTTGGTAGCGCAGCCCTCCAGATAGCCCAGGCCGTAGCGCTCGACCAGGTCCCAGTGCTCCACGCGCCCAGCGACCTTGTAATGGCTTCCACCCACCTGCCGCTCATTGGCAGGCACATCATGCAACATGTCTTCCTCCCTACTCCGCCTGGGCCTTCAGCCGGGCGGCCTCCTCGCGACGGTCCAGCCACTGGTTGCAGGCCAGCTGCCAGTCCGTCGCCTTGCAATTGTCCAGAGCCATGCGCGCGGCGGCGAAGCGCTCCGGGTCATTCTTGTCCTTGTAGGCCATGTGTGCCACCCACATGGGCGTGGCTACCCGCCGGAAGAATTGGTCTCGGAAGCCAACGACTGGCCCCTCATACATGAACAGCTCCAGGTCCTCCCGCCAGATGTTCAGCGGGGTGGAGACCAGGGGGTAGGGCTCGACCAGACCGCAGGCGTATGGGTCTTCCTGGGGGTTGTAGCCCTGCTCACCGAGCTCCAGCAGCGGCTCCAGCGTGGCGTGGTAGGCGTGCAGGTTGTTGGAGCCCTGGTAGAGCTGGCCCACAGGGACGCCCACGCCCGCCGCCAGATACTCCTGGAGGTAGCTGAAGTGGACCGCGTTGGCACCATACGCTCCCCAGATGATGTCGTTGGAGCGGTTGCAGAGCGTCATGGAGAGGCACCCGTCCGTATCGATCCAGACATAGATGTGGGTGTTGCAAGGCACGTCCTTGCCGCCTCGCTGAGCGACCGTTGGGTCCTGGTGCCCATCCCACATGGAGATGACCTGGCGACGATCGTCTGGGTTGCTCTTGAGAGCATTGATGACGCGGGTCAGCTGGTCGCCATCCTCGGGAGCCTCGCCAAACCAGCTGAGCCATCGTCGCCCATAGGCTCCATGCAGCGTCCGGCCATCGTCGCTGAAGCTGCGCATGCGCTTGACAAACTGCGCGACGAACGCCACGTCGTCCCGCCCGGCCAGCATCCACAGGCTCTCATACAGATGGAAGAAGGGATTGGCATCGCGCAGCGGCTCGAACAGCACCCGCTCCCTGGGCCGCTCATAGATGGTGGTGACCGGCTCCGGGAACAGCCGCACCTTGCCGTTGCGACTGTCCCGGTCAACACCGGCCATGGCCAGCAGCTCCAGGGAGCGGGGCAACGCCTCGTTGACATTGCGGACGCGGATCTCCACGTCAGGCGGCCTTGGTCTTCAGGCCAAGCTCGGCGTTCAGGTCCGCGATGAGCTGCGCGGGCAGCCCGCCGCCTGTGCCAGCGTGCACCTCGGGCAGCAGCTCCTGCGCCTCCGGCCACACCTCGACCAGGCGGGCGACGGAGCTGACGCTCTCGACCACCGCCTTGACGCGCGCCCGGAGCGCCCGCTCGCTCTCCTTCAGCTCCTGCTGCATCGCCTCCAGGATGGCCTTGGCATCGCGGACCGCGTTGCGCGCGGCGATGTAGGGATGGTCCGGCTTGATGATGCTGGCGATGAGCGTGCCATAGCGCCCCTCGTGCACCTCAAACGGCACACGCCTGGGTGTATCGAAGGCGATCTCGATCACCTCGTTGGTCTCTTCAACCGCCACCTTGACCCTGGTATCAGTCGGGAACCAGCCGTCGGGCGCGGCCTTGAGCCGCTGCCGGTCGATGTCGCTGAAGGCGGCCTCATACCCAACCTTGTCGCGCTCAACGGTGAGCTGGCGGACCCGCTCCTCCTGCTGAGAAATGCCCAGGCGCTCATTGGAGAAGCGTTGGTTGAGAGCGTTGACGACTACACCGTCGCGCAGCTCAGCGGTAATGCGTTGATATCCCATGTCTTCTCTCCTTCTTAATCAACCACCTCGATCATCGCGGGGATGTAGCCCTGCACCCTCTTGAGCGCGCGGCGGGCATTGCCCTTGCTGTCATAGCCCTCGGCGCTGTCCAGCAGGATGTTGCCGTTGCGGTGCCGCAGGTGAAAGTGCCAGTGCACGCCGTTCTGATCCTTGAAGATCTGCCATTTGGCAATCGGATTACCCATCGTTCCCTCCTGGGCTGTAGCGCTGCTTGGGGCGACCCTCGCCCAGCCGGGCGCGCTCGTACTTGTCGAACTCGCAGAGCGTGTGCTCTACCTCCCGCATCTCCCATGCTGGCCAGTCCCCCGGCCACAGGTCAGGCATGGAGCCAGAGAGCAGGAGCAGGTCGTGCATGGACTTGTTCATCTCTGCTCGATCAGCGGGTGAGTTGTGGGACAGAGTGCCCAGGGGGAGATCAAAGACGCGGCAGAGACCGCGCGCCGCGCCGGGACCGGCGCTGGCCCATGTGTAGATGTCCGGGGCCTCGCTCAGCAGCGGCGAGTGGCGCATGTCCGTGACCATCTCATAGGCCATGAACGGGCCGAGGTAGGGATAGCTGCACAGCACCTCATGCACGCCCTGCAGAGTGGTCTCTCCGTTCTCAATGCGAGCGGCCAGGTGGGGTATGTCGGCGTTGATCTTGTCGATGCTATCCAGCAGGCCGTCGACCTTGTTCACCCCGATGAGAGACTTGATCATGTAGGCCGCGCCGAGTATGGTCTGGCCCTTGGCCACCCGCTCCTTCAGCAGCCACCGAGCCGTCTCGGTATCCCACCTCTTCAGGAGCAGGCCCTTGAGCAGCTCGCCCGTCTCTATCTTGTTGAACCATCGGAACACCACGGCGGCGCGGAAGTGGCGCTCCTTGTCCCACGGTGGGATCTGCGAGGTCAGGTTGGCCCGCATCCAACGGGTCACCCGGTCGTCCTCGCGGAAGATGTTGCAGAACCTGAACTGCTGGAGGACGGGGTCCTGGGTCCAGGGACCGCTGCCCCGGTCCTCGTTGCGCGCCAGGAATATCCGGTAGCGCTCGCGAGCGTAGGCGAAGAAGCGCTCGACGCCGGGGCTCATAGGTCCAGCTCCGCTCGAATGTGATCCAGCGCCTGGTCGCGGGTGAGCTCGTGGACCACTACCTGATTGGCACGCAGCCGCTCCAGGCTCTTCCGGACCCCGTTGAACTTGGAGATCGTATTCTTCTCCTTGACCGGAGGCAGGTCCGGGTTACGAGCCTTGCGGCGCGCGTTGACGCTGTCCAGGCAGGTCTGTAAATCTGTGGTCAGGGATATCACCTGGAGCTCCTGGCCATGGTTCAGGCACCAGGAGTTTAGGTCGACGTGACGCTGCACGTCAGCGCTGATTAGCAGGCCCTCGAAGATGACGTCGTAGCCCTGCTCGGCGCTGGCCTTGACCAGCTCGAAGATCCGCTCCATCTTGGGAATGGTATCGCAGCCGCCGCACGCGGTCTCATAGTGCCCGATGATGGCCAGACCGCGACCACGCTCTCCTCGCGCAAAGGTGTAGCCAATAGGCTGTCGCCTCCCCGCCTCGCGATACACGGTCCGACCACCATAGCTGTCCATGATCCTCCGGACCAGGTGGGTCTTCCCGGACCCGCTCGTTCCGCGTATGTTGAAGATCACAGAGGGCCTCCTCCCTTTCTTGCCCTCTGCATCGACCTATGGCCGCGCAGGAGCAATCATCTTCTTGGCGCAAAAGATGCTGCACCGCATAACAAGATCGACTACATCGATGAATTCATCTGACCCCGCCTTAAGAAAATTGGGATCGGGAATTCTCTCCCTGGAGGGCTCGTCAAATGAGCCCAGAGAGAGCCAACGGGATGAGTCAATGCCATGCCAGGCATCACGGATGCGATGCAGGCGTCGAAGGTTTCCACCGTCCATGTATATGACACGATCGGCCCACTCTAGGTCAGCGATGGTGATGGAGCGGGAGCGATGCTCCTCCAGGTCGATGCCATAGGCGCGCATCGCCTGGTGCCGCATCTTCTTGGCGGCTCTCTCAGCCCGGAAACCAGGGTTGTCCCAGCCCTTCAACGCGGCCTCCCTCACCTCCCAGTCGGGGCGCTCATGACGCAGCACCGCCGCGCAGAGCACCGAGCGATTGATGTTGCCATGGCAGACGACTAGGACTTTCATGGCCGTCGCTCCTGCAGCACCTCGGCGATGTTGATGGGGAGCTGCTCACGTGGGATGGTGCCATCGTGCACGGTGCGCCGGTAGCGCTCCTCCAGCCAGTGATCATAGGGCAGGAAGGCGGGCAGCCTGACCTCGGAGGCCCAGGCGAGAAGCGCATCAATGTGGGCACCCTCCTCCAAGGCGCGAGTCATGAAGCCACGGCACCACATGAACGCTGATGCCAGCTCCTCGACGTTCATTGTCCCAGGCCAGTGCCTGAACTCGATGGTGTCCGTCTCTCGCATCTGGCGGAGATTGACGCACAGCCTGGGCTGGAGGTGCCACTGGGGCCGACAATCCTTGGACCACGGCACCTCCTGGGCGAAGAACTTATCGACGGTGGTGGCGGCCATCTGCCCAGCGAGCCGGTTGGGCCTCAGCAGGGTCTGGTGGCTCACCCGCCGTCGCCGCCAGCGTCGCCGCGCGCCGCGATACTCCTCCAGGCTGGCGCAGTCCTGCTGCCTCGGCTCCGGGATGGGCTCGATGATCGGCAGCGCCCTGGGCATCCACTCGTGGATGTGCGCCTGCACCAGCTTGAGCGCGGCCAGATCCTCCCTGAGCCCAGGGACACGGATGTGCAGGTGGAGATTGGAGCGATAGTTGATCGTCGCCTCGGGATAGGTCGACTTCAGCAGGAGCATGGCCTCAATCTGGCCCTCAATGGTGGGCGTTGGTGGGGTGTTGAACTCGCCGCCGAACCGATGCAGTCGCCCCTTGGGATCATTGGCCACGCCGGTTGAGTTGACAATTGTGATGTCGTGGGTGTCGGTGCCGAAGCCGGGCGGCAGGGGCCGGTCCATGGGCCAGTCGGCCCACTCATGCTCCGCCCCATAGGTCCAGCTGGCCGGGTCCCTGTCGGCGGTCATGAGCCCCATCCATAGTAGCCACCGACCACTACGATCGTGCAGACGGCGATCAGCGCCAGCAGCGCTCCAAATAGTGCACGGCTCATGATGTCTCCTCCTGAATGGTTCTTACAACGCAGAGCGAGACGAGCGACGTCCATAGAGCAATGGCCAGTCGTCCACCCACCGCCCACTCCCAGGGCCATGTCCAGTCCCACTGCACAAAGGCGTTGAACAGGGTCAGAAATGCCAGCCCACCACCCCAGAATATGACGAGAGCCAGAGCCCACTCCACAACGCCCTTCCACATGTTTCTCATGATAGCTCCCTCCCCAGTCGCCAGGCGGACCAGCCCGCCGCCAGCGTGCCGTTCTTCGCCCCGCCCGAGGCGACCCAGAGGCCTGGCTCCACCTGCTCCAGTAGGCAGGGCCGACCGCCCTTCCAGTAGGGGCGCAGGCCCTGCAGCTGAGCCTCCAGGGGCAGCGTTGGGCCGATCAGTCGTCGCGCCAGCTTGCGCTCGCGGGCGAGGATCTGCTCCTCCCGCGCCGCGCTCCAATTGTCATGCCTGATGGCCGAGCCGTCGCCCACCCACACCCCGTCGCCCCGGTCGAAGCCCACCAGCTGGCGATACGGAGCCCAGGGCTTGATGACCCCTTCCTCCCGCACCCCCATGGCCCGCGCCTCTGGGTAGAGCACGGCCATGCCACGCTGCCAGCCCTGGGCGTATTGCCGCAGCAGAGTCTCAGTCCATACTCCAGCGGCGACGATCACGTGGCGGGCCTCAATGGTCTCACCGTTGCTTAGCCCCACCCGCCCAGCTGCGACGGAGACGACGGAGCAGTGACGCTTGTCATGGGTGAGAACGTGGCGCGGGTTGACCCAGTGCACCGTCTGCGTTGCGATCCGCGCGCCGACGTGCACCGCGAAGGGCAGGTCGCGCACGCCATAGAGCTGGTCCAGGGTCTCCAGGGCGGGCTTGTATACCTCCTCGCCCAACCCAGCGAACCACGAGGGCTTCATGAGACAGGCGGCGGGACCGGATCCAGCCAGTGGCTCGCCCCGGTCCAGCACCTCGACCCGGCGTCCCTGGGAGCGGAGCTCCTGGGCGATCGTCGAGCCGAACAGGCCGCCACCGACTATGACTGCGTCGAATTGCATGGCACCGTCATGTTCTGATGGATCTCCGAGCGAACCTTCATGAGCAGCTTGCCCAGGAGATTTTGGCCACGGCCCCGGCAGACACCCCAGTAGGTATCACCCCAGGTATTGCCCTCGACCAGCTCGGCGTCGCCTGTCATGGAGAGCTTGGCGCGGAGCTCTGGGTCCTGGAATTTCTGGCGGACCAGGTCCTCCATGATGTGATCCTTGAGGCTGATCCAGCCCCGGCGCAGGATCGCTCCGCGCCCCAGGCGCTTGGCAGCACCTGGCTCGCGGGTATGGCGGATTGTCTCGCGGTAGAGCGGGTCCAGGCTCTTGGCCGCCTGGTAGGCGTGCTCCACCGAGGGGTAGGTCTCCCCGTCGAGCTGCACTACCACCGGCCAGAAATTGGAGAGCCAGCGGTGCTCTCCCTGGAAGCTATCAATCCTGCTCACTTCACCCGCCTCCAGCCCATCTGTGCTGACAGGTGGGGATGCGCGGAGCATGGCTTCGGTATGGTTCGACTTGAAGCTCGCTTGCTCCTCGAATTTGTTCATCGGCTTATCCATTGGTCTGCATCTTGTGGGGTATTAGTCATGCGATTTCTCCGAAGGAGGCATGCCTGCGTGATAGTTCGGGCAGCGAATGTCCGGGTCATGCGAGCCACCACAATCATCACACTTAACCATCCCGGTAGCACTGGCATCCAGTGCGGCATTGCGGGCGGATTGAAGAACGGCAACGTCATCCTCGTCCAACTTCACACCATATTTGCGGTAAAGCTCGTCCGCGAAATCCAGCATCCTCTCAATAGTCGCATCCCTGTCTGCTAGGGTGGCGGTCAGTGCCGAACGAACAATCTCATCCAATCGGGTCATGACTTCGGGATAGGCCTTGTCGAGCGCATCTACATCGTAGAGGTCGGTAACGACGTTCACGAGGTCGGCTATCGCGTCGTCTGTCACAACTTCGCGAACAGCCCGTTCGACCAGCCCATCTGTGCTGACAGGTGGGGATGCGAGAGCGCGGCCAAGCTTTTGTGCCTCTTCAGCGGGCAGGGTTATCGAGACGAACGGGCCTTGCGCTGGGTGCTCGCCGTTCAAGACCTCGCTGCCTCGCGCATTGATGCGCACACCTTCGTGGAGGAAGGTCGCGTTGATGTAAGGCGGATAATGCTTGTAGCCGCTCGCGGGCGTCCATGCGTAGCCGTCTTTGTTCATCGGCTTATTCATTATCTGTGGGGATGCGCGCAGCATGGCGAGGTAAACGGCGACGACAGTGTATTTCGCGAGCGGCCCGTCTTTCCATCTGTCCATGACCGCCAAACCAGCCTCAATCATCGCATCGGTCACGCCGTCTTTGTTCATCGGCTTATCCCATCGGTAAGGGTGTCCAGGCAGCGGTCGTCGCGTGGATTATCTTGGCCACAAGTCTTGCAGCGGAGAGTGTGCAATTCCCCGTTGCCAGCCTTGATTTCGCGCGGGCAATCGGCCTCGCCTGCACCCCAAAACCTGTGCCTTGGCGGGCGGGCTAAAATGGCTTTCAGGTGAGCAACCGCGTCATTCAGACGGGCCTCCATGTTGCCGACGAATTTGCCGTCAAACCTGACGGCTGCCTCATATTCGCGGGCGTATTGAACGACGCGATCAACCAGAGCATCGGTGTTCATCGGCTTATCCATTATCTGTGTCCTGACAGTGGCATGGCGTGGAGCAGGGCGGCGGCGGTTGGACTGTGGGTGGCCCATGGAACAAGCCCATGGCGGATCTCTTCGATGTCGTTGAATAGGGGATAATGCCCGTTGCGGTGGCTCTTCCATTTGCAAAGTATGGTCTCAATCTCCTGAAGCCCGACCGGGCGGTCGTGCAGCGGCGGCGCTTCGAAGGTCTTGAAGTGCTCGGAGAGATGGTCGACCACCTGCCCTATAACCATGTCCCGGTCCTTGGGCTGGGCGGTCTCGATGAGCCCCATCTTCTCGCGCCAGAACATGAGTGCAGCCTTGGCCGGGTCGTCGAACATGAACACCGCCGCCTGATCAAAGTCGATCTCCGCGATGCCCAGGCGGTCGAGCATGTCGGCGACCTTGAAGCTGATCCAGGGCCCAAAGAGAGGGAGACCCTTGGCGCGCGCCGCGACCTCGGCGAAGGGCAGCCCATCGCCGCCAGGCTCGACGCCGTCGAGCAGGTAGCTTATGACCTGCTCAGGCCGGTCGCCGAAGCGCTCGCGCATGCCCACCACAGCGCGGATGGAGGCCTCGCCCCTGAAGTGGCGGCGCTCACTGCCACGCGGCCAGCGACCACCAGTGGGAGCTGGCAATTGATTATCGGCGGCGATGATCAGGTTGCCCCAGAAATTGGCACCCTCCTGCTCGCTCAGCCAGCTGGCCGCGCCGCAGTGGTAGAGGCACCAGTAGGCCAGGAGCCAGCGGGCCAGGTGAGCCGGGTCGAGCTCGGCCTTGTTGAGAGCGATGTATACTGGGTCCAGGTCCCCGGTCTCGAGCAGGTGCGCACCAAAGTCGTAGATGTTGAGACGTGGGTAGTTGCGCGCGGCCATGCGGCTCCCTTTCTGGGCTCGGCTGAGCGGAGAGGCTCGGGGGCATGAGCGCTCTTCGATCCGGGTAACAGGGGGAAACCCCGATGTGAAGTCCCCGCCCAGTCGAGCAAACATACTGCCTGGGCG